TGACATTAGATGGTACTTTAAAAATAATCAAGGGAAAGAGCTGGTAATAACGGGTCATGGTGCTAAGACTGGTGTTCGTGGAACAGTAGAGCTGAATACTAGGCCTCAGTTAGCGATACTGGATGACTTACTCTCAGATGATGATGCCAGGTCACCTACTATTATTGAAAGTGTAGAAAATACTATTTACTCAGCTATTGACTATGCGTTGCATCCTAATAGACGTAAAGTAATCTGGTCAGGTACCCCCTTTAATGCTAAAGACCCTCTGTACAAGGCAGTAGAGTCTGGAGTGTGGTATGTTAACGTTTACCCAGTATGTGAAGAGTTTCCTGTACCTGAAAGTGACTTTAAGGGAGCTTGGGAGGACAGATTTAACTATGAGTATGTGAAGAGTCAGTATGATAAGTCTAAAGGTGCTGGTAAGTTAGACAGCTTCAACCAGGAGCTAATGCTACGTATTATGTCTGAGGAAGAACGTCTCATTAAGGATAGTGATATTACTTGGTATAAGCATTCTAATGTTAAGAATAACATGGGAGCATTTAACTTCTATATTACGACTGACTTCGCTACTAGTGAGAAAGAGTCTGCTGACTTTAGTACGATAAATGTGTGGGCTTATAATAATCAGGGTGACTGGTTATGGGTAGATGGATTCTGTAAGAAAGCTCTGATGGATAAATCTATAGATGAATTATTTAGATTAGCTCAGAAATACCGCCCACAGGAAGTAGGTGTAGAAGTGACGGGGCAGCAGGGGGGTTTTATAGCATGGATTCAGAATGAGATGATGAACCGTAATATTTACTTTACCTTATCTTCAGGCCGTGGGAAGACTACTCCTGGCATACGTCCTAATAAGGATAAGATGAGCCGATTCCAGCAAATGGCGGTACCACTATTCAAATCGGGTAAGTTATGGTTTCCTGAGGAGCTGAGGGACTCTGCTGAGTTAGCTGAGATGATGAATGAGTTACAGTTAGCCACAGTTAAAGGTTTTAAGTCTAAGCATGATGATCAGATAGATAATATCTCTATGTTAGGTGAGTTTAATGCATGGAAGCCTAGTGAGGTATCTACAGATGCTCATAATAAAGATGGGACTATGATGTGGGATGATGAAGAACCTGAAGAAGCGGGTGAAAGTTCATATTTTGTATAAAGATGTATGTGCAGTAAATAACGTGGTATGATAAATACACAGTATTTATTTTAGGATAACATAGTGAAAGTATACGAGTATATAGAGTTTTTAGTTAATGGTGAGATTAGTAACTTAGCAGTAGCTAATGTGGGGGATATGACTCCAGGAGCTTCCCCTGCTCCGTCAACATTACAGGTAGCTAATCAGAATAAGATACGCACACACATAAATTTAGCAAATATTGAATTACATAAGAAGTTCAATATCTTACAAAAAGATATGGAGTTAGACTTCGCACTAGCAGGAGAAGAATTCAAACTAGCCGATGATTTCTTACACGCAACAAGCTGTATTTTCACAGATGGTGATGAAGTTACAATCAATAATGAGAAAACAAACATAGTAGAGGGTGTAGATAGTAATGTGTCTGTGATGTTTAAAGACCCAGCTAAGTTAGTTATAAAAGGTACAGACAAAGATGGTAGAACAGATATGATACTTACGTACACGGCCGCACCTAAATTAGCTAAGACTATTAATGTTAACTTAAGCTTACCTCAACTATACACAGAGGCTTTGCTTAACTATGCTGCGTATAAAGCACACACTGCTATTAGTGGTGACATGAAAGCTGAGAACAATACATACTACTTACGCTATGTCGAAAGTTGTAAACAAATTAACCTACTAGGCTTACGCAACCCAGATAACTTAGACTCAAACACTAAATTAACAGATAGAGGTTTTATTTAGAAAACTAGTGTTATAATTAAGACAAATTTATTGCATGTCATATGCTGAGAACAACCTCCAGGAGGAGTTAAATAATGGCTTACTACGATACAATCAACCTCGTTGCTGGGGATGACAAACCTGAATTAAATTTCACGTTAAGAGACTCTAACACTGCAGCAGCAGGTAAAACCCTTGATGAAGATGATGCTACTACGTGGGCTCCTATTGACTTAACAGATGAAATTATAAAAGTACATTTTAGACTTCTTGGTAGTTCCGGTATTTTAGATACTATGACATGTGGTAAAACTCCACCTTATACGAGTGGGTTATGTTTTATGCAGTGGAATGCCACGACTTTAGATGTTGATGCAGGTACTTACGAAGGTGAAATTGAGTTAGAAGATTCTACCGGGCGTAAGCAAACCATCTTTGACAAACTAAAGTTTAAGGTAAGAGACGACTTCTAGCTGTGGCGATAAGAGCTACAATATCATTAAAACAAGTACAGGCTTCAACGTCTGTAATAAAGGTTGAAGCTCAGACTACCTATCAGAATAGTAGCGCTACTGGTATTTGGGTAGACCCAGATTCTAATAATAGATTTGTAAGTGATGAGATACCTCTTAGTGAAGTCCTTGTAAATGTCTTTAGTAAAGTTCTAACAGATACAGCTATTATCTCTGAGCAGTATGCCTCAGATTTTACTAAGTTACCTTCACCTGACCTATGTACACTACTTGACACTTTTGTTAAAGTGGTCTCATACCACCGTGACTTCTCAGATGCATTTACCTTAGACGACATTAGTCAAATAGACAAAGACTTTTTCGGAAACAAGGGTAATATATTTGGTGTCACTGACGTAATTGGGTTAACACAAAATAAAGTTTTAACTGATAGTTACACTTTCAGTGACGTAGTCTCAGTATCACTGACCTTTTATAGGGATTGGGTAGATAGTTTCAGCTTTACTGATGTAGCTGGAGTAGCACTAAGTAAAGCTATTGTGGATGCGTTTACTTTAGATGACTCGGCAAGTATTAACAAGAACTTCTATGGAAATAAAGGTAATAATTTCAGTTTTACAGAGACTTTAGCCTTTATCTTTGAGTGGAGGCGCGAATATAGTGATACCTTTACGTTTACAGACTCCACATATACAGATGTAAGCAAAGTATTTGCAGATAGCATACAAGTATTCGATGACCATATGCTGGATGGTGCGATAAACAGCAAGGCTTTCAGTAGTTTACTTAACAGCCCAGCTAATGCATATACTGGAGCTAAAGGTGCTAGTGTTGGTATGACAAAACCAACAACGGAAACTATGGCTTTCTCAGACATATCATTACGTGGTGTAATCAAGAATTTAGATGAAAGTCTCACTTTTACAGATGAATATGGTTTACAATTAGAAAAAAGCGTTAATGATGCATTCACCCTAGATGATGCAGCGCTAGTTGATAAAGACTTCTTCGGAAATAAAGGCAACGTTTTAGGTGTTAGTGATGTATTTAGTAGGGCAGTAGCCTTCAGTAGAGCTTACACAGACAGTTACGCAGTTAGTGATGACTCTGCACTAAACACCACTAAGAGTGCAACAGATAGTTTAAGTTTTAGCGAAGTATTTGCAAAGTCCCTAGCATATAGTAGAACGTTTACAGATAGTACAAGCTTTATAGATAGTGAAGTAAAAGAATTAGATAAAGGTTTAAGTGACACAGCAAGTATTTTAGTAGATACTCTAGCACTTACACCTAGTAAAGAATTAAGTGATGGGTTTACGTTTACAGATAGTAATACCTTACAATTAGAAAAATCCATCTCTGATGGAATCGGTTTAGATGACGCTGCTCTAGTCAACAAAAACTATTATGGTAACAAGGGCAATGTAGTAGGAATTTCAGACGTAGTAGCGATTACTCACATAAAGAGTAATATGTTAAACTTACGAGTTCTTAACACAATGTCATTAAACTAGGAGAAATAGAAAATGATTAACGATAACTTAGCACTAACAGGTGCATTAACAATTGCTATAAACGATGAAGTAGTACAGAAGACACGTAACCTTGTAGTTACTTCAGGTAAAGAATGGGTAGCTAAACGTATGGCTGGTCAAGATTCAAACATGACACACATGGCTATCGGTACAGGTACTACAGCTGCAGCGGACGCTGATACTACTTTAGGTACAGAGATAGAGCGTAATGCTATGACTGTATCTGGCGGTACTGTTTCGACTAATACTATTGAGTATGCAGCAACGTATGCAGCAGGCGATGGTACTGGTGCTATTACTGAAGCGGGTATCTTTGATACTATTGGTTCTAAAGTAGATGACATTGCAGTATCAGCAGGTGGTACAGGTTACACTTCAGCACCCACAGTTACTTTCACAAGTGGTGGTGGTACAGGCGCTACAGCTACAGCAACAGTTTCAGGAGGAGTAGTAACAGCAGTAACAGTAACAGCAGGCGGTACAGGATATACTTCTGCTCCAACTATTGGATTCACAGGCGGCGCAGGTTCAGGTGCTACAGCTACAGCTTCTATGAAAGAAGGTGGCGATATGCTTGCTCGTACTAAGTTTGCTGTAGTAAATAAAGGTGCTAGTGACTCGATGACGGTTACTTGGACTATCACAGTATCGTAATAGTAATTTAATATAGGGGATATACTATGTCTGTTAAGTTTAGTAATAATGCTTCAACTACATTAGATGGGTCTGTCACTTCGGGTGCTACTTCAATAGTAGTCCATGATGTTTCAGAATTCCCCTCATTATCTGCGGGTGACTACACATATCTAACTCTAGCAAATCTAGCAGGCTCTTCTATTGAAATTATTAAAGTAACTTCAATAGACTTAGGCACTAAGACTCTTACTGCGGTAAGGGGGCAAGATGGCACTTCAGGGCAAAGTTTTAGTACTGGTGATATTTGTGAGTTACGTATGACAGCAGCTTTACTTAACGATGCCGCTAGTCAAGATGACGACCCAGCAGGGTCAGCAGTCGCGATGGCAATCGCATTAGGATAGGAAAACATTATGGCAAATACATTTCAAAAATCATTGAAGGCAGGGGTAAGTACATCTCTAGTAGATATCTACTCGGCTGGAAACAAGACCGTGGTTATCGGTTTAACTTTATCGAACACGTCAGGTAGTAGTATCACTGCCAGTGTTCAGTTTAAACCCACTTCAGGAGACGCAC